TTATTGGTGCTGATTGTTAGAGCGCCTGAACCCTTTGTTGTTCCCTGGGCGAATGGGTTTGCTACCATGCCATAACGAGTCTTGAACCCGATCTTTGGCTGGAAGGTTGACTGATCAACCGCACGGACCATCTGTAGTGGAACATATGGGCAGTAGAAGAGACCAGCATCGAACGCTGAAGAACCCTTATAACCAACAGTTAGGTAGTTACCACCGATGGCATATGGATCGATATAAACACGTAGACGACCATTTAGAACACCAGCGAAGGTATTGCCTGTGTCGTCAACCTGTAGATTGTTGCCGTTAAGAGCAGGAGCGTAATCGAGAACACCAGCCATCTGAAGAGCAGACGCAACGTCTGAAGAGCAGATGAGGATGTTACCCTTACCACGACGGGTCTGACGGGCGATCTGGTTGGCTTCACGCTCTAGCTGGAACATAAGACCCTTGAACTTCTCAACTGACCAACGACCGTTTGAGTCGGTGTCAAGATCGAAAATACCAGCAGTTGTAACGTTATCCTGTGCACCGGCTTCTGCAGTGATGTTGATAGTACGAACAACTTCACGATTGATTTCGGCTAGGACTTCTGCTGAAAGGATATTAGCTAGTTCTGTTTCGGCATCTAGACCATGGATAGCCTTAAGATCCTGGGCTAGTTCCATTGTGTACTCTGCCTTTAGAGCACGAGTAAGAGCAGTAACAGTAACCTTTTCGATACTGAAACCCATCTGTGGGAAGTTGTTGCCTGAGTCAACACCAAGTGCTTCGGCGTTGGCTGTGTTCATGCCAATACCAGTGTTATAGGTATTGGTTGCAGTTAGTGGGGTTGTATTGGTTGCGCCTGGGATAGTTCCCTTGAAACCAAGACCAAAAGTGTTAGAATCAACACCAGTTAGACCACCAGCACCAGTGAATGCAGTGTTAACTTCGTTGTAGAATGTTTCACCGCCAGTCTGGTTGGCATAACGTGAACGCATTGCGAAGATAAGTCCTGTTGGACCAGTCATTGGCTGAACGCCGCAGATATCATACGCAATTAGGTTTGGCATTGAACGACGAACTAGTGAGATAAGCACTGGATCGAATGTGTCGATACCACCAGCACCAGCTGTTGAGCTTGAAGCGCCCATGAAGTTTACTGGTGTGGTTGATGAAGTTTCTGTTAGGGTCTGGTATGAACCATGAGCTGCTGATTCTGTAAGCGCACGCTCTGTATTCTCGAGCATGATTGCAGTAACCGAACGGCGGTGCTGGTCCTTAATAGATCCAAGACCATCATGGTCTAGGACCGGAGCCCACTTGTTTTGAATTTCCTCAGCTAAATACATTTAATTTTCCTTCCTTGAAGAATAACTATTCTGGTTTATTTATACAATATTACTTTTTAATATGTCTTGAAAGTGCCTGGACGTAACGGTTTACATGTGGATCAATTCCTACATTGCTAACTTCTTCGCCCTCAAACGATTCTTCTAGAATATTAGAAGCTCGTGGTGCTGTGTCATTATTGAAGTAGTTTTCCTTTATGATTGAAAGCTTCTTTGCGAATGTCTCGACGTCGCCGTCGAATTCAATGCCTTCTGCTAGTGCTGCGAACTTTTCTTGTTGTGTTAGTGCTAGGTCAGAAGAAAGTTCAGCGAATACATTCTTCGCAGCTTCGTTTACTAGAACGCCACGTAGTTCTGCATTTTCAACAATAACTTCACTGAGCTTTGACTCTAATAGACCAACCTTATCGGCTAGTGCTTCTAGAACACTTGTCTGCTCTTGTGGAACAGAGATGTAATGTTCTGAGAATAGATTTCTTAGACCCTCAATGAACTCTTCCATAAGTTCATTACGAAGTGTTGATTCAATCGCTACTTCATTTTCTTTCATCCAGTTTTCAGTAACATAAGATAGATAAGAATCTAGCTTATTTGTAACTTCTTCAGTGAAAACTGCATAATTCTCTTGTAGAGCATTCTCGTAAGTTTCTTCTAGACGAGCTGACTCTGTGATAACTCTTGCGTTAACAGCGGCTTCAAATAGGGTTGAAGCAGTTAGCTTGAATTCTTCCGAAAGATCTTGACCATCGAACATTGCTTCGATGTCTTCCTTCATAGCTGAAGTAGGCTTCATTGCTACAGAGGCTCTATTCTTTGCAGAATTATCGCCAACGCCATATTCTTTATTTGGTCCGAACTGAGCCATCGCTGCAGCGAACCAATGAGTAAGATCTTGCTTCTCCATTCCGTTCATTGCACCTAGAACTGACTGCATCATTCCAATTTTGGATGTTGGATCAGCTGGCTTTGAGTTTGGCTTTAGAGAATCCATGGCTGCTGAATCCTCTTCTAGTTCGTAATTTTCGTCCATGGAACCCCCGAGATTTTTAAATTGTTTTTTGTACGTAGCTTTTTCGTCATCAGACATATATGGAAAGAATTGACTGCCTGTGTTTTCCGCTGCAGCACTGCTACCATGTAAGTTATAGGCTGCTTCTCCAGCATGTTTAGCAAAAGCATCGGCTGCTTCGTCACCATGATTATCTCTAATATCTTTGACGAGAGCATTATATTTCTTGAGATGTGGTCTAGGATTTTCGTCGCCGATATCAGCCATTGCGCGATGCTCAACAGCCTTGGCTAATTTCTCTCCTAAATTCTCATTAAGTTGTTCTGCCATTTAAAAG